CCAGTGTTTGCGTTCGGTAAATCAAACCAGATTTATTTTCAAGGCGCACAAATACCAACAGAAGATGTTGTGCAAATCATTGGTGCAAACCAAGGAATCATTTACCAATCACCGCAAGTCATTGCAACTTCACTTGCTTTAGAGGATGCGCGCCTCAGGAATTCCAGTTCAGCCCTGCCCGCGGGCGTTTTGCGGCAGACTTCAGGCGAACCGCTATCAGGTCAGGAACTTTCTGAACTTGCACAATCATTTGAGCAAGCAAGAAAATCTAATCAAATTGCCGCAATCAACCAGTTCGTTGAATGGCAACCAACCGATGTTGACGCCTCAAAAATGTTGCTATCCGAAGCAGCCGAATTTCAATCCAAGGAAGCGGCCCGTATGTGCAACATCCCGTTTTTCTTGAATGGAAACTCAGTCGGTTCATACAGTTACCAAAGCAACCAGGGCGCGCGCCAGGACTTGTATGTTTTTGCGGCCCGTTCATATATGTCAGTTATTGAACAAACCATGAGCATGAATTCAATTCTTCCTCACGGAACTTGTGTCAAATTTGATGTTGACGAATACCTCAGCGAAATCGTGGATGGCATAGAGGAAAGCGAATATGAGGACATGCCTGAAGAGACAATGCCAACAATGAACCCAAATATGGAGTAAAAAAGAATCATGCTTAAATTAATTTCAACAGATTTAACCCTGGACGCCGCCGCGATTGAGGGAATGCCTAGCCGTTCCGTTTCGGGTGTAGCAGTTCCTTATGGTGTCGCCGCAACTGTGTCCGATGGAACAAAAGTCATTTTTGAACAGGGCAGTTTGCCAACCGATGGCAAAGCCCCAAAATTGTATCTAAACCACGACAGTGAACAGGCCGTTGGCATTGTGACCGAACGCGTTGACACGCCTGAAGGCATGATGTTTTCAGCACGCATCAGCAAAACCCCGCAAGGCGATACCGCGCTCACGCTGGCACTTGACCAGGTTATTGATTCAGTCTCAGTTGGTGTGAATCCCACAAAATTTAAAATTACTGATGATGGCACAATGCTTGTGCAGGCCGCCGACTGGATTGAACTCAGTTTGGTCACTGGACGCCCAGCGTTTTCGGGTGCAGTCATAACCGATGTAGCCGCCACCGAACCAGAAACAGAAAATGAAACCATCCCACACGAAGACGAAGAAAAAGATATTATTCAATTAGAAGTTACTCAACAGGAGACAGAAAACATGAACGAAGCAACCCCAGTAGAAGCCGCAATCCCAACTTCCCCAGTTGTTTTTGCTGAAGCAAAGCGTGAATTTAAAATGCCAACAGCGGGAGAATATCTTGCCGCTATGCACATTGGTGGAGACACCTACCGCAAAGTAAATGCCGCCTACCACGAAGCCGCACGCCGTGGACAGTCAGCAATTGAAGCAGTATCGCAGGACTTGACCAGTGACACTCCAGGTTTGCTACCTGTTCCAGTACTTGGCCCAGTTTTTCAAAACTACAACTTCATTCGTCCAACTGTTTCTGCATTTGGAACACGCGCAATGCCACAGGGTTCAGGAATTTCATTCACACGCCCAAGCATCACGACACCAACCGCGGCTGGTAAGCAAACCACCCAGGGAACGGCAGTTACCTCGCAGACAATGGTGCTTGCCGCAAACACGGTGACCCGTCAAACCGTTGCTGGTTCAATCCAAATTGCACAACAAACAATGGACTTCACAGACCCCGCCGCGATGAATGTCATCCTCACAGACCTTGCGGGACAGTATCTAAAACAAACGAACGACATCGCAGTTGATTACCTTGTTTCGCAGAAGCAAGCATCGGGTTACACCTGGACTGTTACTGCAGGCGATGTGTCTTCACTCATCACTGGCATTTATGGTGCGGCAGAAAACATTTCAGCAACCACCAACCTGTTCCCAACTCATCTTGTTGTTTCAGTTGATGTCTGGAAAAAACTGGGCAGTCAAGTTGACGATGTAAATCGTCCAGTATTTCCAGCAATTGGCGCACCTGGCCTTGTAGGTCAGAACACGCTTGGTGCAGGTTCAGCCGCCTCATGGTCGGGAATGAATCCACTTGGTTTGGAAATTGTTGTTGACGGGAACGCGGCCGCTGGCACAATGCTTGTGGTTCATGCCCCAGCCGTAGAATTCTACGAAGCACAGCAAGGAATGCGTTCAGTGGAAGTGCCTGACCTGTTGGCTCGCACCTTCTCTTACTACGGATACTTTGCAACCTTCGTTCAGGATGCACAAAACCCATCGGCAGTTGCAGGAAGCCAGTTCGTCCAAGCAATCACAGTTGCTTAGTTGAAAGGCGGCTTAACCGCCCATGGCTACTTACACAGTCACTCATAAACAGTTACTTGACAATTACGCCGTACTGCAATTACTGACCCCATCGGAAATTGCAGTCGGCCAGTCAATAACTGTTAGCGGAATTTCCGCGCCTTTTTCGGGCACTTTCACAGTTGTTGCATTGCCTGAATATCTGTATGTGGGCACTGACAGTGAAGGCGATTTAGACTTTGACCCGTTCACGCCAATACCAAACCAGGTGTTGTATGCGTGTACGGGTTCAAATGTTGACCGCGGCGCATCTAGCGGAAGCGTTGCCTATGCGCCTGTATGCACTTGGATTACAGCCAACGACATTTCAGACTGGTTATATGTGGCTACCGCTACGGCGGCTGACCAAGCCTTTTTGACTATTTGCGCGGCCGCTAGCAACCAGTTCGCATATCGCAGGAGACAGGAGTCAGGCTATTTTGACTCACTAACCACCGTTCCAAGTCAAGATGTCAAACTCGGAACAATCATGTATGGCGGCGCGCTTTACCGTCAACGCGGTTCAGTAGATGCATTTTCAAACTTTGCAGATATGGGAAGCCAACCACCTGTGGCACTTTCAGGCATGGTTATGCAATTACTTGGCATTCAGCGTCCACAGGTTGCATAAATGCCAACCGCCTACACCGACTTACTAAACAAAGCGTTAGACAATTTGGCAACCGCGTTAACCGCCATTACCCCTGCAATTCCTGTCGTGACTGACCCAAGAAACATCCAGGGCGCGTGCGCATTTATTAACGCCCCAACATTTAGCACGCCGCTAATGAAAAACAAACGAATTCAATTGACCTTTCCAGTGCAACTTATTGTTTCTGGGCCTTTCAACCTGGATGCCCAACGCAAACTGTTAAACATGACCGCCCAATTGCTGGGCGCAAATGTGGCGATTACCGAAGGCCGCCCAACATCCATAGAAATTGGCGGCGCGTTGTATCCTTGTTATGAAGTCATTGTCAACATGGAAGCGAGCAGTTTGTGAAATATATAATTCAGTCCGAACGCCTGGGCAAAGTCGGTGACGCTTTTGAAGTTACCGAAGGAATCAACATTCAAGCCCTGATTGATGGCGGTTTTATTGCTATTCAAGAATCCACCGACAGCACCAAAAAAACACCTACTATAAAGAAAACACCTAAGGAGTAAACCAACATGGCAAATACAACTTTTCTCAGCAACATCAGCACCCTTACTGTTAATGCGGTTGACCTTTCCGACCAGTGCACAGCAATTGTGTTCACCAACATGCGCGAGCAGTTGGACAAATCAACGCTGAAAGATACTTCCCGTTTGTACACGGGCGGCCTTTACAACAACGAATGCACAATGACTCTTTTTCAATCGTACGCCGCAAGCGAGACTTACCAAACTTTGGCATCACTAGTGGGCACAGCCACAACAGTCGTGGCAACCGTTACCGAAGGTGCAGTTACAAAAACCTTTACTTTGGCCAATTGTTATCTAGAGTCCATGCCTGTCGTGAACGGGGCTTTGGGAGAATTAAGTACAGTGGACCTAAGTTTCACTGGAGGAACTTTTACCGCTAGTTAATCACGGCCTAACGGCCCGACACGAAAGGCAAGTTAATGAAACTAGTAATGAAAATAACGCCATCCCCTGGCGATGAGCCAATCACGGTTACAACAAATTTGTTGTGCATCGCTGAATGGGAAAAACAAGAAAACCGCAAAGTTTCAGACGGCCGAGGAATCGGCATCATGGACATGGTTTTCTGGGCACACTTCATGCTGAAGCGAACCAGTTACAAACTGGAAGCAACACCAATGTTGTGGTTAGAAGCGCACCCTGACATGGAAATAGAATCTTTGGATATGACAAACCCAAACCCTACGGGCGGGGCACTTACCGAAAACAACTAGCACAATTGTTAGTTTCAGTAGGGTGGTGGCCACCGCACATAGAATTTGACACGCGCGACCTGCAAACAGTTATTAGTGTTCTAAATGAACAAAGTAAGGAAAGCGGGCGTAGATGAGTGGCGCGAATGTCAAACTTAAGGTTTATGGCGTTAAAGACGCGCTAAAAGAAATTAACAAAATAAACCCTAAACTTCGCCGCCAGTACACTAAGCGTTATAAAGACATTGTAAAACCAATGGTAGATGACGCTAGGTCTAGATTCCCTGAAGCACCGCCATTGTCGGGTTGGGCGCGCCCATACAAAAAACTTGGTGGATGGGATGGCGGCCTAGTTGAAAAAGGTGTTGTTGCCAAAATCAACACCCGTAAAGCAAGAAAACGCAATGCCGCTAGCGGCGCAACCTATGAAACAGTTGGCGTTTTTATCATCCAACAAAAAACAGGTTGGGGTTCATTGTTTGACATGGCAGGCAAAAAAAACAGTGATGGCCAAATGGTTCAAAACCTTTTAGGGAAAGGTTACGGGGGGGCATCACGCGCAATGTGGCCAGCATACGAAGCCAATGCTTCCAAGGTGGAAGACAATGTGCGAGGATTAGTAAAAGATGTTATGGCGGATGTTCAAAGAAATGTGGTAGACGGTGGCAATTAACATTGCGATTCTTTCGGAATTTAACCCCGCTGGGGTTAAAGCCGCAATGGCCGAATTTCAGGCTCTTACCAAGGCGACCGATAAAGCGCAATTTGCCCTACGAAAAATGGCCGTACCTGCCGCCGCGGTATTCAGCGCAATCACTATTGGCGCATACAAAGCCGCACAGTCTGCAAGCGATTTAAACGAAACCATTAACAAAACCAATGTTATTTTTGGCAGTGCCTCAAAAGAGGTTCAGGCATTTGCCAAAGAATCTGCAAAATCGCTAGGCATAGCAAACCAGGAAGCCTTAGATTTTGCGGCTACTTTTGGCGGACTTGGCAAAATGGCGGGACAAACTGGCGAAGACCTGGGAAGATTCTCAACCGATTTAGTTACTTTGACCGCCGACATGGCATCATTTAACAACGCTAACCCAGCCGAAGTTGCGTTAGCCCTTGGTGCGGCTTTGCGCGGCGAAAGCGAACCAATAAGAAAATACAATGTTTTGATTAATGACGCGGCAGTTAAAGCCGAAGCGATGGCGATGGGCCTTTACAAAGGAACAGGGACTCTTGACCAACAGGCCAAAGTGTTGGCCACTCATAGTTTGATTATGAAGCAAACTACAGACCAACAGGGCGACTTTAACAACACGATTGATTCAGCGGCTAACCAACAAAAGATTTTAACCGCAACCCTAAAAAACACGGTTACACAAATTGGCCAAGGTTTCTTGCCAGTGCTTGAAACCATCCTGCCATTAATTGTAGATTTTGCAACTTTTGTAGAAAATAACACTGGGTTTGTTGTTGGAATGACTGTTGCTTTAGGCGCGTTGTCGGGTGCAATTGTTACCGCCAATGTGGCAATGGCCGCATGGAAGGCAATAAGCATTATTACGATGGGCGTGAACTGGGCGTTGGCCGCTTCATTCACCGCAGTACAAATTGCAACTGGCGTTGGCATCGCCGTAGTTATTGCAGGTATCGCCGCATTTGCTTTATACAACCGCCAAATGAACAACATGAAAGCGGGCTTAGGTGCTTATGCCGAAACCCAAAAATACAGCAACAGCCAAATGGCCCGCATGTCTGATGCAGGAAAGTTGGCAACAACCGCTGTAGAAGATTTTACACCAAAGGTTGGCGGGGCTACAGCAAAGGTAGAAAGTTTTGCTAAAGCCGTAAAAGAAAAAATGGGCGAAGCGTTAGACAAAGCCAAAGACGATTTACAGAAAGCAAAAGACGAATTTTCCTCATTTGCTAAAAGCGTTTCAGACAGCGTAAAACAAGCCTTTAATTTTTCTGATGCACAAGATGCAGGCAAGGAAGCAGGCGGCGGGTTTCTTGACGGTTTGCGTAGCCAGGTTGCAGGCATTGTTGACTATTCAAAAAAAATTCAAGATTTGTTGGACAAGAATTTAAGTAAAGACGCGTTGCAAAAAGTTTTGGAATCGGGTGCTACGGCAGGTGCGGCTATTGCTGACCAGTTGATTAATGGCGGACAAACCGCTATTGACGAAACCAACGCTTTGGTTGAATCAGCAAATTCGGCAGCCGAAAAGGTTGGTTTAAATGCGGCAGGAAAGTGGTATCAGGGTGGCATTGATGTAGCGCAAAAAATGGTTGACGGGATACAAAGCGCGCTTGACAAAATGACGCCGAAACTAATGGAAAAAATGGATGCCATTGCCGCAAAAATGAAACGAACAGTTGATGTTTCTATCAGAGTTACCGAAACTGTTAGCCGTATTGTTTCAACTATTTCGGCAGGTGGCATACCTAAAATGGCAGAGGGCGGCATCGTCAGTCGTCCGACATTGGCTTTAATTGGCGAGGCTGGGCCAGAAGCCGTAGTGCCCCTTTCAAAGATGGGAAGCGGAGGCGGGGATGTCAACATCAATGTCACTGGCGGGCTTTCAACTAGTGCGGAAATTGGTCAATCAGTTGTTAACGCTTTGCGCGCCTATTCGCGGAGTGCAGGGCCGCTTGCCCTGAACATTGCCTAATGGCTGGCTTTCCAGTTGTTAACGCGGGCAATTATGACCTGCAAATTGACGCAGGTTTTGTTGTTGACGGGTTTACTTTAGATGATGCTTTAAAAGGGGTTTTGGATAGTGCTGACTATGTGCTAGATGGAACAACCCAGTTTGCGTCAGTGCTTGAATCAACACAATCAGTAAATGTAAAGCGCGGCCGCCGCGACATTGGTGACACATTCAGCGCGGGAACGATGTCATTCACAATTTTGGATGTCAGTGGGATTTTTAATCCATTTGATGAAAATTCGCCATTTTATGATGTCAACCAAAATGTTCCTGGACTTGCACCAATGCGCGAAGTGCGCCTAATCCGTTACGACAACGCCGATAACCCTGAATACATTTTCCGTGGTTTTGTTGTGAATTATGATTACAATTTCGCACTGGGCGGATTAGATACGGTCACCGTGTTTTGTGCTGACCAATTCTATTTGCTGTCGCAAACCTATTTAGACGAATTCAACCCATCGGCTGAACTGTCAGGCGCACGCCTTAACACTGTTTTAAGTCTGCCTGAAGTAGATTTCCCAACGGGCGCAAGCCGTGACATTGCTACAGGAACAGTAGAACTAGGCCATGATTCGGCTTACACGGTTTCGGCGGGGACAAATGTTTTAAGTTATGTTTCGCAAATAAACGATACGGCAGAATTCGGGCGCGTCTTTATGTCGCGTGATGGTGTTTTTACATTCCAGGAACGCATTGGAAATACGCTTTCCGCACCAGTAGCCGATTTTCACGATGACGGAACAGAAATTCCCTATTTTGGCTTGGGCATATCCTTTGAGGCTGACGCCGTAATCAATAGAAGTGTGCTAACTGCCCTAGATGGCAAAACCGCAACGGCTGAGGATTTGACATCAATAGCAACTTATTTCATTCAAACCTCAAGCATCACAAACAGTTTGTTACATGAACAAGGCGAGATTGACACCGCCGCCAGTTACCTTTTAAACCCTGACCCTGAAGCCCGATTTACTTCGGTGGAAACCGCGTTCATGGCATTGACTACCGCCCAGCGCGACACGGTGGCCATTATTGATATTGGCAATACTGTGACCATTGAAAAGACTTTCCCTAGCGGTACTGGGACAACTCAACTTGCCCAGGAATTGAGCGTGGAAGGAATTGAACATTATTTGGACATCAGTTCAGGTCATAGGGTTTTAATCAGTACAGCCCCAACAACCGTGGTATATGAACTAATTTTGGATAACGCACAATATGGCACACTAGATTCCCTGAATGCTTTAGGATAGGAGCACTATGACAACGCCATTTCCATTTGTAGCGGGCGCAATTCTTGAGGCCCAACAACTTAATGACATACAAAATTTGCCGATTTCAGACAAAACGGCGTCATATGTTTTGACGGTTACTGACGCTTACAAACGCACGATAATGAACGCCGCAGGCGCGACAACAATTACCGTTAACAACAGCATTTTTACAGTTGGCGATGTTATACAAGTTGCCAACAAAGGCGCAGGCACTTGCACAATTACCGCTGGTGCTGGCGTAACCATTAACACATCGGGTTCACTTGCTTTGGCGCAATATGGGGGCGGCTATTTGCTTTGTTTGTCGGCGTCAACTTTTACTTTTTTTAACTTAGGTGGGGTCGGTTACGGCTCGGCATCAGGTGGGACAAGTTCAACAATTACAGTTGGCGGCGTAAATTACACATTGTTAGGGTTTACTACTGATGGAACTTTGACAGTTTCTAAAACTGGTTTGTTTGATGTAGTAGTCGTTGGCGGCGGTGCAGGCGGCGGCGATTCTCGCGGTGGTGGCGGCGGTGCTGGTGGCGTGTTTTCAAGCGTGCCAGGCGAAACAAGCGGGGGTGGCGTGGCAGTAAAAACTCAAACGCTAATTACAGCAGGCACATATGCAATAACTGTGGGCGCAGGTGGTGCTGCATTAACAAATGGCGGTGACAGTATCTGTGCAAACATCGTTGGCGTTGGCGGCGGTCGCGGTGGCGTAGGTACTGGATTGACCCAAAACGGTGCTATTGGCGGAAGCGGCGGCGGTGGTTCATATAACAACACCACAGGAAGCCGCGGAATACTTGGCGAAGGTTTTGCGGGCGGCGGCGGTAAAGCAGGCGTAACCGACCCAGCAGGCGGTGGTGGTGGTGCAAGCGCAGTTGGCGTTACACCAGCAAACGGTTCTAGCGGTGGCGGTAACGGCGGTGCTGGCGTTGCCTCAACAGTTACAGGTTCAAGCGTCACATACGGTGGCGGCGGTGGCGGTTCAGTTGCATCAGGCACGGCAGGTACAGGCGGTGCAGGCGGCGGCGGTGCTGGTGGTGTTGGTGCAGGAAACGGAACTAACGGCACAGCAAACACAGGTGGCGGCGGTGGCGGTTCAAATGCAGGCACGGCAGGAAGCGGCGGAAGTGGCGTAGTTTATGTGAGGTTTAAGCAATGAGCGTTCCACAGTATTTTGCACAAATTGACGACAACAACATTGTTGTTGCGGTTCATTGCGTAACCCGTGAATTCTTAGACGAGAACCCTGACCGATACCCTGGAACATGGGTAGAAACATTTGTCAATGTTCCTGAAAAAACATATGCAGGCGTTGGATATGTATATGACCCCAAAACAAAAAACTTCTTAGCACCGACCCCAGTAGAACCACCTGCATGAAATGGGCACTGAAGTTGTGGTTTCTTTCATCGGTGGTTGTTTCCTTGTATTGGTGGCACTCATTGGCAAAATCGGTAGCGACAACAAAAAAGACCACGGGCAAGTACACAACACCCTGGGCCGAATAGAACAAAAAATAGACGGACATTTGGAGAACCACAAATGAGAGAACAAGACAAAGCAATGCTGGCAAGTTACGCGCGCTCACTAGTAGGCGCACTTGTAGCCGTGTATTCAACAGGAACAGTTGACCCGCGTGACTATGCAAAAGGCGCAATTGCCGCAATTATTCCACCTGTTATGCGTTGGGTAAACAAAAACGATAAAGGTTTTGGGCGTGACAGTACCCCACAAGCATAAAGTTGTTTTGCCAACAATCGTTGCGCATTGTCGCCCTGGCGAAATACCAGCCAATATGTTGGTAGATGTAAAGCCTTACGGGAAATTGTTGTTTCCAGCCGCTGACGCTTGGGGTGCTTTGAAAGAGCGCGCACACAAAGAGGGAATAACAATTTTTAAACCGACATCACAAAACGACACTTACCGTTCAATAACTTTGCAGTTGCAAGCATGGAACGCACGCATGACCACAGTTCCGTTGGAAGGCGTAAAGCCTCGTTTGTTTGATGGCAAAAATTGGTATCTAAAACCTGGCAACGCACCAATTGCACAACCTGGAAAGTCACATCACAACTGGGGTATTTCGGTGGATGTGCACACAGCGTCAGGTGAACGATTTGAATTTATGAAAGAGCATTGCTTGGAATACGGGTTCAGTTGGGAACTGGATTCTGAACCGTGGCATATCAATTATTTTGTAGGCGATAAAGTCCCTGAGGCAGTCAGGGCATGGAAAACCGCCAAATCCTTGCAATAGCCCTTTAGGTGCTTTAGGGTGGAATTCACCCGATGAAAGGATTTTTATTTATGACCTTTACAGCACCTAAATTACTTGCAGGGCTGATTTCTGCCCTATTGGGGTTTACGGCCCTTATAGGCCCTCAGGATGCCCAATCCAGCCCTTCTAGCGTCACTCTGGATGTTGCGCCTTTTCTGATTGAACCCTCAACCACTACTTCAAGCACGCTGTTCATTGACCCTTACGCAACGCCAGCCGCCCAGTTCGCCGCATTGGCCGTCAACCTGGGTTGGCCAGTAAGCGAATATGACACGCTTGTGAAAGTAATAACCCGCGAAAGTAATGGGATAGCCATCGCACACAACACCAAAGACCCCATGTCAGGCAGTTACGGCCTCATGCAAATAAATGGTTTTTGGTGTCGCGGCGCAAATAGTTACTTACAAAAAGCAGGCCTAATTACCTCATGCGAAATGTTGCTAGACCCACAAATTAACTTGCGTGCAGGGCTAATAATCTTTACCCGTTCAGGATGGTCACCGTGGAGAACAGCACAATGAGCGAAGGCGTTGCATGGAATCAAGGCGAAGTTTCTGAGGAAACACGCAAACTAATCTTGGAAGCGGGTGGCATGAAATACCAAATGGCGGTGTTTAATATGCTGGATGAAATAGCACGCCCAAATCATTCGCCGCGCAAATACCGTGACGACCACCTAATCCGTGGCTTAAGGAACATGCTGATTGACTTTCAACTCAGTGGTCAGGATGACTACGCAGAATGTGTTATCTTGGCAATTGAAGGCCTAGGCGGCCAGATTAAACCCGACTAAAAAAGGAATTCCCGACATGAGCGAACAATACGAAATGTTTACATCCACCATTGGTTTAGGTGGCCACAAAACAAAAGTGGCAATAGACCATCCAAGCGTTGCAGTCCGTCACGATGCTGGCGATACATCACGCGAAGCAGCCGAAAAGGCAAAACCTCACGCAGGAAAACAACGCGAACTAATCCATTTTTGGATTAAGTGGGCCGCAAAGTCCGAAGCAAAAGGCATGACTGCCGATGAAATTTCAACATTGCTGTTGCTACCTGCACAGTCTGTTTCTGCACGCATTAACGGCCTGCACAAAGATGGCTATATTGCTGATAGCGGTTTACGCCGCAAAACCCGTTACGGACGCAATGCAATCGTATGGGTGGCTTGCTAATGGCATTTGACCTTTCCAACTACGAAACAGTTGAATCACGCCTGGCTAGATGGTGGGCCGCATACCCTAACGGGCGCATTTATACCTGCATGATGAACTATTCAGGCGATGTGTGCGTCTTTCGCGCCGAACTGTATGCCAACAAAGATGACAAAGACCCGATGGCCAGCGGTTACGCAGAGGAAGTTAAAAGTGACCGTGGCGTGAATGCAACATCGTTTGTGGAGAACTGTGAAACATCGGCGATTGGGCGCGCAATAGCAAACTGTCCGATTCAATCCACAGGTAACGGCCCTAGACCATCGCGCAACGAAATGGAAAAGGTGCAACGCCTCACACCAACCGACCCAGTTGATTCCAGGGAAACGCCAGTGCACATACCCCGCGGCGCATTTGCTACCCCTAAGCAGTTGGGCTACATAAAGAAATTGGCCAAAGACGCAGGCTTAGACGATTTACGCCTATTGGAACTTATACAACGCACCCTGAACAGCGATGAAGCCGTTTTGGAATTATTGAAGTCCCATGAGGCGAGCGCAATAATCGCGGTACTCAAATGATTTATGTCGCGTTTAACATCATCGGCATAGTGCTGGGTGTATGGGCAACGATTCTTGTGATGATGTGGCAAAACCGTGACTGAAAACGAATTTAAAGACATAATCATTAGCGTTGCCAAGCGTTATGGATGGCTTATTCACCATGACCTACCAGCGCAATCCTCACGCGGCCATTGGGCAACACATGTGCAAGGTGACACGGGTTTCCCTGATTTGGTGTTACTGCATCCGTCAAGCGGAAAGTTGTACATTGTTGAACTTAAATCGGATAAAGGCAAACTAACGCCAGGGCAAAAGCGTTGGCTGATGGCATTTGAAAACGCTGGTATATATAACACAGTGCTTAAACCAAATGACATGGAATACGCGTTATACCTGTTAACTAATCACCACATTTAAACAATCGGCTAAATCCATGACCTAAGCCTGTCGCAGGGCGGTTGGATGACACGCGGTAACGCGGGTAGATAGTCGCGCACTGAAACATGCAACACGAAATGGTTTAGGCAATGCGACTAGGCGAGGTGTAAACAGTCATCATTGAAAGTAAGCGGGAACTGGGTAGGGCAAGCCAGTGGGTGGGGCATTCACACTTATCTCTTGCGTTACGCTAAACAAACAAGACTGATAACAAAGAACACGGAAAGGCCTAGCCCGACATGAAAGCCCCCCTAACTAAAGAGCAAGCAAGCCGCCCTGGCGGCGCGCTAGCACAAGCCGAAGGCGCGTGAGATGCCACGACAAAGCACAACAAACAATAAAGAATATGCCAAAGCAAGACGCTTGCTACTACAAGAAAACCCACAATGTCATTGGTGTGGAGGAGTAGCAACAGAAGCAGACCACCTCATCGCTCATGTAGACGGAGGAGGTATAGAAAACAATCTTGTCCCATCGTGTAAACCCTGCAATTCACGAAGAGGCGCAATACTAAAAAATAAAAGAAACGCACAAACAAAAAGTGCACGAGCAAAAGCCATGCAACAACAAACCGACAAAAACTTGAATTCAGAAAAGCAAAACGCTTTTTTACTGCCGATTGACATCCCCCGAGCCCCTCGCTTTCCTCTATCCGAAGCGAACCAGCCCGAAGCAAACGGAACTGGCCAGGATTGGCCGAGGTTGGAAAGTCCTGCCCATGACGCGGCTGGTTCATTTGGTGCGGAGGTGGGGGTGTGGGCAAAACAGCATTTAGAGATTGATTTGATGCCTTGGCAATTGCATTGTTTGAATGGCCAGTTGGCTTATGACGAAAATGGTGATTTGTTGAACCGTGTTTCTTTGGTTTCTACAGCGCGGCAGAACGGAAAGAGCACAGCCCTTGCGGCTTTGGTTGGGTGGTGGCTAACTGAGATGCCAAAAATACGGGGACAAAAACAAATGGTGTTGACTACGGCTAACCGTCTTGACTTGGCGGTTACTTTGTTTGATTTGTTGGCTGATGTGTTAGAGGTTCGTTTTGGGGCGAAACTTACGAAGGCTTACGGGCGGAATGCGGTGCAAATGCCTGATGGTTCACGGTGGATAGTGCGCGCCGCTAAACCCAATGTTGGCCACGGTACTTCAAATGACCTCATCGTGGCGGACGAAATTTGGGACATCGGTGACGCAATTGACGGTGGATTAATCCCGTCACAACGCGCCAGGCGTTCCCCTTTGCTTTCCATGTGGTCAACAGCGGGCACAGAATCCAGCACCGTTTTTAAAAGATGGCGAGAACAGGGCTTGCGTGCAATTGACAAAGGCGAAACCTCAACCTTTTACCTAGCCGAATGGTCACCTGACCCATCATTAGATGTAAACCTAGAAAGCACCTGGGCGCAAGGAAACCCCAGTCTTGGTTTCACGATTTCAATGGATACTTTGCGAAGCGAATCAATGAACCCGAACCGCGCGGAGTTTTTGCGTGCATCATGCAACCTTTGGGTGGCATCAGACCAGGGCTGGATTCCCCCAGGTATATGGCCACAGTTGGAATATAAAGAAACAATCCCTGATGGCGGCTATTTAGGCATTGAAGTTTCATTAGACGATTCCCGTTATTTTGGGGTGCGTACCGTTCAATTACCTGACAAACGCGTTGCAGTCACGGTGTGTTTTGTTGCTGATACTTATAGCGAAATGCTGGCCGAAGTGGCAAAAGTTGCGGAAACATCCGTCAAGTTTCTTATTTCGCCGAGCATTGAAATTCATTGGCCAACCCAATATGACGGGCGAACCCAGACAGTTGGTTACGGCGAAATTGTGCGTTACACGGCAGGTGTAAAAAACATGATTTTTGAAGGAATGTTGGTTCACGATGGGTCAAAACAATTAAGTGAACATGTGCAACGCGCCGTAGCCGTAAAAGCAGAAGCCTCTATTGCTTTATCCTCAGCACGAAGCCCAGGTGAAATATCGTTGGCCCGTTGCATGGTGTGGACTGCCGCAATGGCCAGCCGCCCAACCATCGTTGGGAAACCCATCATTGCGTTTTCAACTCGCTAATGTGCATAGTGGCGTTGGGCTGTTTCTTACCTTTTGTCGGGATTGGATGAGTCCGCGGCCCAATGCCACCAAAAAACCGATAACTATGGGACACTAAAACATGGCGATTTTTAAAACCAAGGTGACAAAGGCGGCAATATCGCCACAGGAAACACCTATCACCGCGGCCGCGGGCGGAACTTATTACACAGGCAACGGCTCAGGTGAGCAATCAATTGGTGAATACTATTCGTACATCCAAGGCGATTTGCGCAACCGCGCAATGCGTGTTCCAACAATTAACCGCGCGCGTGACCTAATCGCATCAGTAATCGGCAACACGCCAATGAAAATGTATCGCAAACGCTGGGACGAAACAGAAGGCGAAATGATTGAAGAACCAATCGCTCCGCGTTCATGGATTTCACAACCTGACCCACAACTCACGGCCGCCACCTTCTGGAGTTGGGTTTTTGATGACCTATTCTTTTTTGGACGGGCCTTTCTTTGGGTGAG